TAACTGTCATGATTAGTGTGTTCTCCTTTCGAGACAGGATCCGAAGATCCACTCATCGAATGCGGACTCGTATTCCTTGAGTAAGAACCCAGCTCGACCTTCAGCGTACTCCTCCTTGCGGAACTCGGAGTTGGACTTCAGGTAGAGGTTCTTCACCTTGAGGTTCCGTCGATTTCCGTTCTTGTACTGGACGAAGTGGTATGGAGGGATCTCACCAACAAAGGCATTCCACACGAGAACACCCGCGGATCGCTTGAGTTGCTTCCTGCCACCAACCGGGTACATTCGGTACGACCAGGTCTGCTTGTCAAGTGAGGGGGACAGACAACGACCAGTCCTCTTGTTCCGAACCCTTCCCAAGTCCGAGACCTCGTACTTCTCAAAGGGGTGGGGGATTGTCTTCCACTGCTCAGTCGCCAAAGCGAACCTTTCTATCTGCCTCCGACTCAGTGCATGAGCCGAAGATGTAGTAGTCGAATTCAGAGACGGTCTCGTCGAAGATACGATCCTGCTCTGCGTTGTACTCGTCATACCAGGCCTGCCGGTACTCGGAGTAGGACACCAGCTTGAGGTTCTCAAGACTGCAGTTGGCCATATCACCATTCAAGTGAATGACATATCGCCGTGCCCCGGGCTCTCCATGGAATGCACGCCAGATAGTCACACCACAGCGAACCATGGTCTGCTTACCTGAGTCATCGCGATACAGGGAGAACCCGGGAGCTCCGTCTGAGCACTTCTGGATCCGAAGAACTCGCCCACTCGAGATATTCCGAACCCGACCGAGATCAGATGCCTCATACCTTGAGTAGGGGTGGGGTAAACTTCGCCAGCGCTCAGTCAATGTGCATTGCCTTGATGTGGTCCAGGAGGTACTTCTGCTCACCCGTCTCAGGATCCGTCTGGATACGGAGCTTGATGGCCGGGCGGTTGTAGTAGTACCGCTTGTTCTTCTCGTCGTCCTGGAAGACGAAGAAGAGAACTCCCTTAGCAATCTCCTGGACCCTGATCAGCTTCATAGGCACACCCGAGACAGTCACATCCAGAATGGCGTCGGCTCGGAGAGTCTGCTTGATCTCCTCGAGGTCCTTGATCTCCTGAGTCGGGTCGTCAAGGGACCAGGAACCCGAGATGGGATTGTAGAGGAACTTCTGAGTCAGAGACATTCGAATCTCCTTCATGAAGTCGCTGTCCTGACGCTTAAGATAGAGTCCCCAGAATGATGAGCCATCTGCGTCCACGTCTAGCTTCAGCCCCATCACGTGCCAGAACTTGCTGTCGTGGTTAACGATAACCGGGTGCAGCTTCTGGAATGTCTGATCAAGCCAGATCTGGTCAAACTGCTCGAGGTTGATACGCTTAGTGCTTCCCATGTGAATCGCCTTCCATGCTTGCTGGGGTCGGTACTGAATGAATTCGTACTCCTCAATGTTCTTGAGGAGGATAGACTCTTGCGGATACGTATTGATGGTGAACAGGACCGCGTTTTCTGTGTCTACATCATAGAGTTTCCGATACTCGAGGATGCGTATCTCTCCCTCGGACGCCTTAAACTCCACATACGTAGCATTCCCAGACACATACGTGTCATGGATATGTGCGAGGAAGTCCTCCCCCTTGATAATACGAGGGGTCTTGTACCATCCGCCATCAGTGAGTTCCATCATGTCCTCCTCAGAAATAACGGATCGTGTCAGCGGCCCACTCGACATGCTCAAGAACCCAGTCGTAAGACTGGTGACCCTTCTCGTTCGTCATCGTGTGGCGAGTGAACTTGGACTTCTGAGCATCCGACATACGGAAGGTGTACCAATGTCCGGTATCTATCTCGGCGGTGATCCACAGATCGGTTGAGCCAGGAACCCGCATGAAGGACTTGACGTGGTACTGCTGGGACTCGTAGAAGAACGGGGCAGGCCTACCCTCACGAGCAGTCCAGTAGTCGTAGTACTCCTTGGCGTTGTAGGTCTTCCGCTCCTCAGCAAGGAACAGAACTGACCCATTGCTCATCAGGTCGCCGTTCTTAATACGCATCTTGGTGATGAGCCCCTCGGCATTGGTCATATACATGATCCACTGGTCATCGCAAGTGGGCTTGAACTCAGTGATGAAGAGGTCCTTGTTCCTGTAGATGAACGTGGGAAGCATAACCCCATCCGTCTCCTTGAGCTTGGCAAGATACTGCATACGAAGCTCGTAGATGTCGACGGGACCCTCGTCAACCTTGATAAGAGTGATCATTTGGTGTTCCTTTTAACACGTCGGGGGATATCGTACTCGTCGAGAAGGTAGTCCATGAATGCGAAGAGATCCTTCTCTATCTCATCCGCAAGCTCGCGATTCCTTACCTGAGACACGTCCACGATAAAACGATAGCTGTTGTTCGCAGTCCGCTTCTCAAGATGAACGGAACACCGTGGCGTACGACGACGCTCCGGGTTCTTGATGTAGTCGAGCACGATCTCTCGACCAGGCTTAAGATCCGGGTTAGGATATAGAGTCTCTCGAGGGGCCTTACCCTCAGCTCGATCTCGCTTCCGAGCCTCAGTAAGGGCCTTCCTCTCAAACGCCTCCGATTCCTTGACCGCCTTCAGAATATCATCAGCACTGACGACGAGTCGGCTAGCCACGTGTGTCCTTTCTATGAGTGGGAGGACCCCGGGGCCCTTTTAAAGACCCCGGGGTATAAAATCAGCCGCGCCGCATCTCCCTGATGAAGATCCAGATCAGCCAGAATCCTCCGGTCATCGAGACCATGAAGACGTCGAACAGGAAGTTGAAGAATCCGTAGCGTCGCATCAGGCAGCCACCTCCTCGTCGTACTTGGCGTCGAGCGGGTCCTCGGCGATCGTGACATACATCGTTCCCAAATATGCCTTCACACCGGAGTTCCCGTTGACCTCCCAGACATAGGGGTTGATCGTGAGATCCACGTTAAGGATCTCAACGTAGTCCAGGCTGTCCACCGTCTGCTCGGTAATGAACACCTTCCTCCGAGTCAGGTTCGGAATGCAGATGATCTTCGGAGGACGGGCCCGGTAGGACACCTCCACCTTGAGATAGTGAGTGAGTGCATCCGGATCATTTCGAGACTCCCGGGACTTCAGGTTCCAGCCATCTCGCTCAAGCTGCTCAACCATGTCCTCGGGGATCTCAACACAGAAGGTGCGCTTCGTTCCACCGGCGTAAGGGCCAGCGGCAGAGAAGTCCTTGAAGAAGATGCGGGCGTTCTCGATTGTGAGGTTGCTCAGTCGTGCCATTGTGTGCTCCTTAGAAGTCGGCGTGAATACGGAAGTCGGTGTGAACTCGAGAAGTGTCCCAGGATCCAATCTCCAGGACCTTACGGATGAACCCGGTGAGGTTCTTGCGCTGTCGGCACTTGAAGAGAATCGTCTTGATGCCGTTGGGGTAGGAGATCTCCCCGAAGACGCAATGCGGCTGGCGGTAGAAGCTGACCTCCACATCGTTCTCGAGGTCGAACTGCATCACACCCATGAGCGCGCTGGAGAAGGCAGGGGTGGCCTTGGACCGCTTGTCGATAAAGGGCTCCAGGTCCAGCCCCTCGAACTCACCCGCCTCCTCTCGAAGCTGGCCGTCGGGGGTGAAGAAATCGATGACACTCTTACTGTTCTGGCTCATGCGATCCACTCGTCCTTAAGGTCGATCTTGTCGTGCATGATCTGCCTGAGGAACTCACAGGCGATCTGGTACTCACGGTTGTTGTAAATATAGATGGGCTTGATGGTGATGTCCTCGTCGTGGAGGAACACACGCATCACGATGATCCGGTGGATGGGATCATAGGTGACTATAAAGCTGTCCCCGTTCTTGAGCTGGTACTCAATGATGTCGGGGGCGTTGCAGATGACGAGAATATCGTCAACGTCATTCTTCTCGCGATACTCCACTCCTCGACGGAATGCCTCGAAGCAGTCCTTGAGCTCGATGAACTCTGTGTCGATCCGAAGATGGGTATCGTGGGCGACAATCTTTCCTGGCATGTGTGCTCCTTTCAGAAAAGCCTATACCCCAAGTTAATGGGGTATAAGCGAGATCAGTCTTCGATCTCGATGTGGTCTCGAGCTTCGTTGACAGCCTTGACTGTCTCGTCGAACTGCAGCTCCACTTCGCGGGCAACGATTGCACTAGCAGCGATACCAGTGCCCACCGAACCGAACCAAAGCAGAATCTTAGCGATTCCATTTGCGTTCGAGACGATAGGCTTGGTCAGCTTGCTGGCAATCATACCAGCTCCAATGGAGGAGAGTCCGGAGATGATAATCTTGGCAACGGGCAGCATGAGTATTCCTTTCGAGTAGAGGGGTCTCATATTACCCTTAGTTTCTGACGCGGACCCCCGGGCCCTTTTACAGACCCGGGGGCTTTTGTCAGACTACGTCAAGCACTTCACCTCCTCATAGTAAAGCCGAGAAATGGTCTTCCTGCTCGAGCCAGGCATAAAGACCAGCTCGTTCAGGCCGTCATGGGTAAACATGTACGCAGTCCAGTGTACCCAATTGAAACACAGGATCTTGCTGTCTCGGGGACAAGCGATTCGACAGTACCCCAGATCATCCTTGAGGATGCGGGCATTCCAATACTTATTGACTCGCCCGTCCTGAGAATATACAGTCACTGTGAAGTGCTTGACGTTGACCCCGTAGATGATCGGGTCGTCGAGAACCGGATCCCGGTCATTCTCGATCGAGTGCTCTTTGTACGGACCCCACTGGTTCTCGTACTCAGCCATCATTGTCTCCGTTCCAGATATACGACTCAAGCTCCAAGGGTGAAGGCCTCGAAGTCACCGAATTCTCCCACCGCAGCCTTTGCAGCGTCAGCAAGACCTTCGAAGTAACTCCAGTCGACCCACTCCTTCCAGTCGTCTTCGTGGGCTTCCTTGAAGGACTCGAACTGTACCCACCGGTGACCGGTACTGCCTGATGCGGCATGGTAGTTACCATCTTTCTCGCGGAGAAGGATCCCGCCTCCACGGTTTACGGGGACGAAGGCGCCGGTCTTACCGACGAACTCCATCTCTGGCTTCTCTTCTGTGCCATTGTTGAGATACAGAGCAGTGGTAACGCTCTTGGTCTCCGCCACGTCTCGAATATCCAGCTCCTCCTTCGAGAAGAGCTCCTTGAAGACGTAGGGGTGCTGGAACTGGGCACCGGTGGCGCTCCACTTTCCATCCTCGTAGTCGACATATACGGCCTTGTTCACGAGACACATACGATCGTAAGTAGCCTCGTGCTCGAAGGTGTATCCGTACTTCTTGCCGAACTCCATGACCTTCTCGATGATCTCGGGAGTAGCCCGCGGGATCTTGATCGAGTCGGTCTTGATGTGTGCGACGTCGAAACCCTGTTCCTGGACAAAGTGCTTCAGATCCACCATGAACAGAGCGCCGCGCTTGGCGACAATGTTGTCCACATTGCGGGGGTCCTTGAAGGCGTTGGGGAACTTTGCCGCAGTGAGACCGTACACCGAGTTGATAACGATCTTGAGAGCAAAGGCCAGTGCCTCATAGTCCACACCCTCCTCAAGGAACGGCTTGAGAGCTCCGTCTAGGAGAGACCCTGCGAGCTTGTCGTCGTGGTGCTTGATGGCGACTCGGGCCTGCTTGATCTCGCTGAAACGCTGAGTGTATCGGTCTCCGAAGAGGTTGAGACACTCGATTGAAGTGGGATGCATGCTCGCAACGTCGAGAAGTGCGACGTCGACGTAGATTCCTGGCTCGGCGTAGACGTATCCGCCCTCACCGACCTCCTCCCCACGATAGGTAGACTTGCCGAAAGCGTATTGATAGCCAGGGAATTGCTCACTGAGATCGGTGTAAACGAATTCACTCTGTGGGTTCCTGTTCTTCCCGAAGATGATGAACTGACTGTGCTTGTTGGTCGTGTCATTAGGAGTCAGACCAGACAGTTCGGCAAGCATAAGACGGGCCTGCCAGTCCGCATGGAGGTGGTTAAAGACCTCCTCGGTTGCAATAACGTCATTATCACAGTAAGCCGCGACTTCCTCCCAACGATCCTCGGGAACGTTTTCGTCCCAAGGCAGCCCGAGCTCCTGATGGTGCAGACCAAGCTCGATCTCCCACTTCTTGAGAGACATCTTAGTGGCTGCGAAGTCGTACACATCAGTGTAGGACAGGTTGTATGCCTCGACAAACCCAGCAGTGACACTGTTCTCGATGATCCTCTTGCTCAAGTCGTATAGCTTGGCGTTTGTGAAGCCCAGCGTACGAGCGTAGAGAATATGGTTGTCATACTTACGGCAGTTGAAGCCGACAAGCCGCATCTCGCAGAGGGCCTCGATCTCTTCGGGGGTGGGGTTAATCATCCGATGCACAGTCGGATTACCCTTAACCTTCCAGTTCACGAGGAACAGGTTCGGGAACACCTCGCAGTCGAAGAAGACCAGCTCTCCAGTCGGAAATCCTATGGACTTCTCCTCAGGATCTTCGTTAGTGAACGGCATCTCCATGACAGCCTTGATGGCCGCCTCAGACTGATTCGTCGAGTTCATGGCGAACGCCAGAACCCGAGGCTTCAGGTCCTTGACGTCATACACCATCCCCTGTTCCTTGGCATCACGGAGGATTTTGGCAATGAAATCGACCGAGGGCTTGGTCGAGGGATGGATCTCCTTCCGAAGGTTGCGCTCAATAAGCTCCCTGACCTTCTTCTCGTTGGCCATGGTGGTCTTGTTGATCACTTTCTTCTCCTTAAACGGTAGACCTTCCGAAATATGAGCCACCGGGATGTTGTTGCAGTGGGTGACCTTTCTCCTCAGAGAGGAATCACCTGTGAAGACTTTGATCTCAATGTCTTCGTCATAGAGCCTCGCCAGTTCGGTAGGATCTCCGTCGTAGATGTAGTGAAGGTGAACTCCATTACCACCTTGACTGGTCTCGGCGTAGGTAGGGGGCCATTCTGAGGCGGCCTGAAGGTTTCGATTAAGGTCCTTCCGACCGTCCTGCTTGATATCAAAGTCGATGACGATGTGGTTCTCGGGGACTTTGACATAGTGGACCTCATGAGTGTCTATCTCACGAAGAGTGGTTCGAACGTTTGCCCATCGGAACTGCGGAGTCCCATGATCTCCTGCTCTTTGGGCTGGGCAGTCAGCGAGAATCCCATCGAGAAGGGATTCGGAAGAATCCAGGTCGAGCGAATATGGTTCCTCTGGAGAAGCTTCGAGTTCGGCAGGATCCAGTAGGTAATCTCTGAACCCGGAATATACATTGCGTAGTCGATCGCCCCCAAACTGTCGTCGCTCATCGAAGTGATCGAAATAGTCCTTGAGCTCTTCCCGGAACTGGTATCGGCTCTTCGTGTACGGGATATTGCTATCACTACAGTACTCCTTATATAGCTTGTACGCCATCGTGAGACTGATGAACTCCTCTGTCTTGAAGAGTAGGTAGTTCTCCTCGACAAAGTTATACATCACGTTCGTCTTCATCATCATGTCTTGGGGCTTATACGCGTCGTAGTAGTGCTTACCAAGACTCCGATAAACCCCAAGACAGTGATTAGCGATCTTACCAAGCTCGTCTCGGATCTGCGTCATCAACGTCTGATATTCATCAGCCCCCACTGTTTGTCCGGTGGGGGAGATATCAATCAGTCGTCGGATGATTCCTGACTTGGAGTCAGTTATCTTGACGGGCTTGTTGGTTCCGATGAAGAGGAGGGCGTTGATTCGCTTAGGGTAGCGCTTTACACCTTTCTCGTTGATCAAGATCGTCTCATGGGCCACCACGCTGTTAAGAAGACCATTAGTCTCGATACGAGAGAGGTCTCCGTCCTGATCGATGGCCACGAGCGAACTCTTACCAAGGGTACTGGTCGCGAACTGATCAGACTTGGATCCAAGAGATCCCGCATCAAACGTGGTTGTGTATCCTTGAAATAGAAGCTCCAGAATATTGAGAACTGTCGACTTACCAGATCCCGGGGGACCATATAAGACGGCAAACTTCTGAATCCTCTTAGAGTCTCCAGCCACGATGGAGCCGATGAGCCACTCAAGCTTTCGTCGAGCATCCTCATCATATAGAGTTCCAATGAGAGTTCCCCAAGCGTCCGGCGAACCTTCCTCGAGGGAGTACGGGAGTCTTGCGGTGGCATAGTCTTCCTTTCTAGGAGTACTGTCCGCAAATATAAGCTTGGCGTTAAGCTCCTGCCCGTTGTCAGGGAGCCTGGACTTCCAAGTCTGGAAGCTGGTCCATAGTCCGTTACTGTAGTTAGACAGCGGTTTCACAACGGTCTCGATCTGACCCTTGTGGTTCTTCTGGTGCTCGAATAGGGACCGGTCTACAAACGTAGCGACGTCAAACTCGTCTGTAGACCAGAGCCCCTTCTCCTCATCCCAGATTGCCTGGAAGTCTCGTCCCTGAATGAGAATATCCCTCGACCTACCGACGAGGAACTCAGGGTAGATTTCCACCTTTCCACTCTTTGTGGTACGCTCGCAGATTCGGTAGAAATCCATGAGGCTCCTTACATATAGTTCTCGTTTGCGTAGGCATTCATCTGGGCCCAGAGCTCAGCCTTCCGCATATCACGTGCGCCATGAAGCGGGATCGCACGAAGAGGAAACATGGATCCGTGTCCCATCTTGGTGTAGTCCCGCGAGTTTATCCGCTCAAGGATGGAGTCGACTTCCTCCTCGTGGCGGGGGTTGAACAGGGCCTCATCCGTGTAGTCGTAGAGGCCACAGTTCTTCACCATCTCCCAGAAGTACCATTCCAGAGAATATGGTGTATCATCATCCTCGAGCATCATGTCCATACGCTCGGCCAAAGCGATGAACATCTCGAGCATGGAGCAAGACTGCTCGTTGAGCCATACGTAGGACACGTCATTGTTCTCTCGAACGAACGCCCTACGTAGGTCAATACCATCCTGTGCACGATTGATGTCGTTCTGGATCGTCACCCGGAACGGCGTCTGGTGCATGATCTCGAGCAAGCTCATGTAGGACTCCTCGGGGCACTCAGCCTTGCGAGTATCCCCAGTCCTATCCACAAGCCACTCGAAATATGAGTTATCCGGTGCTGCCTCGATCATTACTCGTCCTCGTAATACTCAACCCCGAGGACCGAGTGCTCATAGGAATCGTCGAGAAGAGTGATCTCGAAGTCCGCGTGGCGGCTCATGCTTCGGACATAGATGATGGAATCGGAAGCAGACACTCCGCTGATGATGTTGTCAAACCAAGATGTGTCCTGCATAGGAACGCCCCGGTTGTCAGCGAATACATCGTCCTCCATGTAGTACGTGAGCTCGACATGCTCCTGATGACCCTTAGCCCGGAACTCCTCTTCGGTGATCTGGTAGGCCTCGAAGTGCTGTCGATCCATCGTACGCTTGGTCACTTCCTCTTGGTCGGAATCTTCCACAGGAGTCGGAGTGTAGTCCACAACAGCGCTCGGTACCACCGGCTCAGGATCGGATTCGCGATCCTCTGAATCAGCGCCATCTCCCACTCGCTCTTTGTGCTTCGCTTCAGCAATTTCCGCAAGCTCCTTGTTGATCTCGATTGTGGCTTCTTGGAAGTCCTGCTCGAACTTGCGAGCAAGAACGAAATATACGCCAAGGCCGCCAGTGACAGCCCCGGCTGCGAAATATGTGATCTTCTCAAGCATGGTCACCTCAGATCTTGTCGTACATCACGCCGTCGACGTTGAAGTCCAGCGCCCACTTGGTGACAGTACGGCCGTTCTTGTCCTCACCCTCGAAGGTGCCCTCGAAGATGTTGAAGTCGACAAAGTCGTCACCATTCCCCTTGACCCATCCAGTGACAGCACCAGCGGGAGTGTGAGGGAACCCGAGCATCTTGTACACTTCATTGAGGAAGATGTGCCCACGAGTCTGAAGAATATCATTCGCATACTGCTGCTGGCACTTGAGGTGGAGCATAGCCAGGTCCTCATCAGCGGACCAGTTGATGTTCTCGTCGTCGAAAATAACACCATAGGGCGAGACTCCGTCGACAGCAGAGATGGCCTCGAGAGTCATCTCGTCCTTGGTGAGGTCCTCGTCAGCGACAGACACGATAGCGTCCAGCACCGCGTCCTTACCGAACTTGGACTCGACCTTCTTCTTGTAGGTCTTGAAGGCCTGGTCGACAGCGGCGTACGCTGCAGCGAGAGAGGCGTTGCGCTTCAGCATGATACCATGACCGGTGATCAGGGAAGCGATAGAGGCAGCCCCAAGAATCAGGGCAGGGGCATAAAGCTTCGCCAGCTTGGTGGTCATTCGGGTGTAGAGGATGACCTTGTCCCGAGTGGCGTCCTTGTCTGTGAGCTTGCCGTCCTCGTGGGCCTCGTGGACCTTGACGAGAAGAGCGGTCTCTTCAGTCAGAGTCTCCTCAACTTTGAGGGTTGCCTTGGAGGCGAGAACCGTGGTGCCGATAAAGCCGACAGTACCGGCTGCGGTCAGGATGGTTGGGGCGTGCTTGCTGAGAACCAGTCCAGCGCGTCCAGCGAGACGGGTAACAATTCCGAGATTCATTTGATACGTCCTGCTTTCTTGAGTCGAAGGTAGATAGCGATTGCCTGGTCGTCTTCCATGCGTTCAACACGGCGACGCCACTTGTCTGAGAATGGATAGGCGGCGATAAGCTCAAGCCGCACTTGCTGAGGATTCATCGTGCATTGATGTGGTCAGGTTTCGGGAGCTGAAGCATGTAGCCACGACGGCTACGGATCACCGACATGTACCGGGCCGAAGTCCATCCCCAGTTCTCGTCAGTGTATTCGGTAGTGATACCGCAGAGATCGTAGAGATCGGCGACGGTGGCAAGACCGTACTCCTCGATGATGTCTCCGAGTCGGTCGATAACGAGATAAGCTTCATCTCGGGATTCGAGCTCGATCTCTGAGAAATCATGGTATCGACGTGTACGAGGAGAAGCGTCTCGGCGATTGCCTGGTGCTGAGCCTGGTCGAGAATATGATCCGTAGGAGACACGGGACCCCCCGGACGAGCTGCGAGCTCGAGGAGAAGACTCTCCGAAGAGGAGACGTTCGATGCCCTGGCTGACCAGATCCGAGAGTGTGTTCTTGATAGCAGGGATCGTAACATCGTAAAGTAGATACTCGCCGACATTGTGGATATCCTCTCCGACGAAAGCAGATACAGCCTTCGTCCCGAAGCTAGACTTCTTCTTGGTGACGGTGGCAGTGGTAACCTGCTCAACCTTCTTGCGCTCAGGGAGCTTGCTGTTGGACGGGAGGTTCGGACGGATTGGTGCGTTAGCCAAGGTGGCTCCTTTCGAGGAAGTGGGGGCCCCAGATTTCTCCAGGGCCCCCAAATATGAATCAGAGGTTCTTGAGCTCAGTCTCCTTAAGCTTAGAGTCGAGCTCCTTGTACTTGGGATCCTGCTGAACCTGCTTCATGATCTTCTCCGGCAGGATACCGTTGTAGAACTCCCGAACCAGAGCCGGGTTGTCCATGAGCTGGTCGAAGAGCTCCTCGTACTCCGGCGAGTTGAGGAAGGACTCCTTGATCTGCTCGGACTTGACGAAGCGCTCGCCCTGACGCTCACCATACGAAGTACCGATGAGGTCATCGAAGAACTTCATCATGGTGTAGAAGTCCTCATTGTCGATAGCGGCCTGAAGCCACTTCTCGAAGTTGGTGACGTTGTCATACCGCTTGATGAAGTCAAACATCTCACGGCGAGACATGTGGAAGTAGAGCTTCTTGGTGGTGGGCTCGTCGTCGAAGATACCACGGACGCGGATGATGTGAGAGAACATAGATGGTTTCCTTTCAGTTGATCTTGAAGTAGTTTTCCTTGGGAGCGACTAGAAAGTCGACCGTAAGGACTGGCTCACCCTTCTCAGTGAGCTGAGAACCAAACTCGACAGAGAGGGAGTTCGGTTCGGACCATCCAACCAGTTCACCGGCTGCAATGGGCGGAATTCCAAGGCCGTTGTAGAACTCATTGAGGGAAGCGTAGCACTCAAGGTTGAGCTGCCCATTAATGTTGTTCTCGACTCGGCGGATGGATTCGATGTCGGACTTGAAATACCGCCCTGAGAAGATGTCATAGCAGAGAACGTCCCCTCCCCCGGCCACAAGAATAGTTCCGGGATGTGGTTCGCCAGCTGCTTGAACCGATTTCTCTGCAACGCGGGCCTTAATCTTCTCGCGGTCCTTCGGCTTAACCACGTCCGCCACCGCTTCTCGATATCGCTTAAACGCCGCCTCCGAACCTGTGTAAGCCAGTGCGAACGCCGCTCCTCGAGAGTACTGAATACGATTCGCCGCGATGATCGATACCAGAGTGCATACGCCTGCGATGGCCGGGGGAATATATACTCGATATGATACTGCGAACTTCTCCCTCCAGGTGAGGTCCTCCGGCGACCGGAGGTTATCCTCACAATAATCGGCGATCCGTTCAATCGCGAGCGTAGTAGACTTCGCTGTGAGTACGGCCGTAGCAACGGTCCCGATGCATGCCGAGGCCGTGAGAATAGCCGGAGCGTTAGTCTTGAAGAATTGCGTAACACCGTTCGCATTGATCACTTGTTCTCCTTCTCGTGGTAAGCACGGATCTCCATCCGAATAAGAGACTCGACGTCCTTACGAGTCATTCCATAATATGTGCCCTCAATCCACTCACGTCGAGCCTTGAGATAGGTACCTATCATGGCCATGATCTGAACCCAGGCACAGAACGCTGTGAGGGCTCCGAGAATATAGAGTGTGTACCAGATGATGCTCACTTGTGCTTCCTTTCAACTCGCTTGAGACGGGGCTTCAGTTTGTAGTTCTGCGGATTGTTGATGCAATCCAGGATATAATCCGGCGTAAACTCCCAAACACCATTCTCCCGAGGGTAGTGTTGGAAATCGATGGAGTCGGCAGCCATTCGGCGCAGATACTCCCGTCGGTCGTCTCCTCGTGAATATGCGCGAGCCTCTCCGGTTGTTCCATCAACACCAAGGTAGAGTACGGACAGAGCGTCTCCGACGACGATGTCTGCGTGCTTTGCCAGGAGCTCCATGACTCCTCCCGGTGTGAGGATGACGCAGCGGTTCGTCTTGGATGCAGATCGGACCAGTTCGTCTCTAGGAACACCATACCGCCAACCTCGGAAGGTCTCGACGCAAAGGAGGTCGCCCCGTGCTTCCCATTCAGCAAAGCTTTGATCTTTGAGGAAGTAGTAGGAAGAAGGGTCCTCTCCCATACGCTTAGGTCGGGTCGTTGCAGTGCGGACTGCATGGTATCCCTCATTCTCAACCAGCTCCTTCTGGAATGTAGATTTGCCTGAACAACTTGGACCGAGAAGTACGACTAACATATCACTCCGCCGAGATCGTGTAGAGGATGACTGTCATTGCACAGAGGAGGAACCCGATCGCTGTCATGATGAGCTTGGCCATGAATGAGATAGGTGTTAGCCAAACGAGCCAAGTAGCAAAGGCTACGGCTCCGAATACGATCAGGAAGATGAGACTGATGAGGATGTAGTAGATCGGTGGTTCCTCGAACATGTGTGCTCCTTTCTCGAGGAAAAGCCTATACCCCAAGTCGGGGTATAGTGCTGAATTACCAGCGGTTGATCTTACGATCACGGCGCGCGATGAAACGCTGCTGAACACCAACAACGTGCTTCATCCGGCTGTTCGCACCCCTGCCGATAAAGCAGGAGGCGAGAACAATTCCGAGGATGAAAACAGCGCTCTTGATGACAGAAACGATAATGCGGGTCATGATGTGGTCCTTTCAAACGGAGGGGTTTCAATATAGGACCGGTTTTTCTCGCGGGTTACTTCATCTTCTTTCGAATGTCTCGAAGCTCGAGCCAGATAAGCAGGAGCAGTCCGAATTCCATGTGTTCTCCTTAGAAAAGCCTATATCCCAGGTCGGGATATAGGGTGAGGTCTCAGTCGGTCTCTTCAGAGGCTTCGATCTCGTCGAGCTCATCGAGGTCATCGTGCTCAAGCTCTTCAGGCTCGTCCGCGTCCGGAACCGAACGGAACGCCATGAGGGTGAGAGCGGTACCGGCTGCGAATACAGCGGCGCCAGCAATCAACTTCTTGGAGTTTCGCTTGATAGCGGGCAGGACAGCGTCCTTGTTGAACTTGAACTCGACGATCTTCTCGTTGGTCTCAACGGAGTTGTCGTGGGTCTCAGTCATGAGGGTTTCCTTTCAAATAGAGGGGTCTCATATAAGGCATGGTTTTTCTCGCGGAAAGCCTATACCCCGAGTCGGGGCATAGGTGAATGATCAGTGGATGTTGGCGAGAGCCTGTTCCACCATCGCGTTCCACTCTTCGTCGGTCATCGTCTCAGCACGCAGCTTCGCGTTCTCGTTCTCGAGCTTCCACACACGGTTCCTAAGAGTGTAGGATGTGTGCTTCTGCTCTTCGTGAGCAACGGCGAAGAAGATGGTGAGGATGGTGACAAGGATAAGGGCGATGTAGAGCATGGTCTTTCCTTTCGTAGGATCTTCAATATACAAAAGGAAAATGTCGCGGAAAGCCTATATCCCAGGTTCGGGATATAGGTGAAGGGTCAATTCTTCAGGTTGTAGATTTCCTTCTCAGCGTCGTGGAGTGCGTCCAGAAGAGCGCAGATCTCGCTGTTGTTATTGGTGAGCTCAGTCTCCAGTTCATTGCTGTTTCGCTCAGAGGCGAGGTACAAGAACTGGGCCATGAGCCACAGAGCCAGGAGAACCGCGTTCGAGATGGAGAGCGCGATAACGGCAGTGAGCATGGGTGTGTCCTTTCAGAGTGGGATCTTCAATATAGCACGAGTTTATCTTGCGAAAAAAAAGATAAGCCTAGATCCCATGGCGGGATCTTTGGCTGGAAGGTGGTAGGATCAGAAGTTCCAGGTCTTCTTCTTGCCAACCATCTCGGCGACAATCAGCAGGGTGCCGATGACGACGAAGGGGGCGATGACAAGAGCGAGGAGGGTGGTCATTGTGGTTCCTTTCTAAGGGTCTTCAATATACAGTGTGTTAATTCTGCGACTCCTGTGACTGGTGTGATTAGGCAAAAAAGATAAGCCTAGATCCCATGGCGGGATCTAGAACTGTGTCAGAGGTAGTAGTGGTCGTACTGCTCAGAGCTCAGTCCAGTAGCAGCAAGCTCCTCGGCGTAGTCGAGGGCGGCCTGTGCAGCGGCGGGAGAGAGGTTCATGAGAGTGTCCTTTCTATGACGGGTTTCAATATAGAGCCCGTTTTTTACGCGAAAAAAAAAGATAAGCCCAGCCCCCCATGGGTACAGCACGGGGGGCCAGGCGAATCTCAGAAGGGTTTAACCTTCATGATCAAACCGAACGCCTTCGAGCTGACGACTGCAAGTCGCTCGTACTGGAGGACGGCTACGATACCGGCCAGTGAGGTAGCTGCACCGAGAATTGCGTCTTTGCTGAGCTTCTTGCTCTCGCCAAGGGCTTTGGCTTTTGCAAGAGTCTCGACATTTCGAGCAATTGTGGTGTAGTCCTCACTAGAGGGATCGTGAAGCTCGGCCTCCTTCAGAGCAGCTTCAATTGTCTGCTGAATGGGGTCAGTTTTCTTCATGGTGTGGCTCCTTTCTAGGGGTTCATTATACCGCAGGTTTTTCTCGCTTAGACCTGCTTGACGTCCAGCGTCACCTTCCCATTCCGGAGCATCTCGGCGACTCCCTGGTCAAAGGTGGCGTGGATCCCCTGGTCCTCAGACACGTGGAGGGCGCCAGAGGGCTGAGTGCCCTGGTACTTGGTGGAGCTCACGCCGAGAAGCACACCCAGGAAGGTATCGATCGCAGCGATAGTGCCCGCAACCTCTGTCGGGTGAGGCAGGTGCCACAGAGCCGCCAGCGTGAGGTAGAGCGCGGAGGTAGCCGGAAGGGCGACCAGCGCAACCCACTTGAGGACATCATAGGACTTGTTGTTCAACTTGCTCTCCTGAAGGTGCTTAGCCATTGGTTTTCCTCTTCGCCGGGGGTCTAGGGGTGGGGACTACGGGAAGATTCTTGACCTCATTCACTATCTTCTCGGCAAGCCCATTCCCCCCGAACTCGGAATAGGGCTCTACGAGATACTTCATGAAGTCCTCATACTCGTCGAGGGTGAGAAATCCTCGATGAAGATATGTCTTCCCGACATATACAATCCGGTCATGGGCCATTCCGAGCAGAAGCCTTGAAGTGGCGGACTTCCGCTCACTGCGCTTCATGATCCAAGCCCACATTCCGGAAGATCCCAGTACTGACAAGAATATCGCAAGAACGATATCAAGCAGTGGGTTGAATCCGAAGTGCTGCATGTTAACCGATCGCTAGATAGGGACGGACCCCGAGGGAGTAGTTAATCGGGGCGTGGGAGAACTGACCCGTGGACTTCTGATAGACGGCAGTCTGCGCAGAAGCCCGCTCACGAAGCCAGTAGTCCTCCTCAATGTTAACAAGGGCGGGGTTGAGCCTGAAGGCAGGGAACTGGTTGTGGTGCATGCCTCGAGAGAGGGTGTCGTTAAAGATAGACGATCCCCAGAGCATAGCTTCATCCATGATATTGATGTGCGGGTTATACCAGCGCCAATCTCTGACTGCACCGTTACCATCGTAACCAGTAGCGACTCGAGTCCAGACGCCAACCATGTTGGAACGGTTGAACAGGGATTCAGCCATACGACTGGCCTGTGTCATTGTCGACTGGTTCAGTGTCGAGTCGACGTACGAGCGCTGGTCTGGAATGGTGGTAGACCAAACCTCTCGGAATAGAGACCGGTCGGGCACTACCACGATGTGATTCTGACGGAAGGGCGGCTCACCAATGTTCATGAAGTAGTTGAACGCTACAATTCGCCAAGTGACACCAGAATATGTCCAGTAATCACCCAAGTACAGACCTGAGAACGATCCGCTTCGAATCGCCTGGAGGTAGGGTGTCACCGAGTTACCAAGAGAAGCTCCTCGGTAGATCGAGTTGTGAACACCAACGTTTGAGTCGTTGAGCATCCCATAGACAGACCCCGAGTTAGTGAACTTCTCGTTCATCTGGGTAATCTTGAGCTCGGTGCCAGCAACTCGGCCCTCAACAGCCTGAATACGATCGTTCTGGTTCTTGTCACTCACCTTGAGGTTGGCGACATCAGTCGAGGTGTTTCCACCAGCATTGGCCAGGGCATCTCGAACCGAGTCGAACCAGGTATTGAACTCTCCCTGGAGCTTAGCCTGAAGAGAGTCCAGGTTGATAGTCTCAAGGGGGCCGCGAACATAAGGAGTACGAGCACTGCCGACGAGGTTGATAATATTCTCAGCAACGATCTGCCGAGAGTTCTTGATAACCTTGATCTGGGCCAGAGCGAAGGTCTGTCGGTCACCACTATCTCCGACATTTGGGATCAGAGGGGTGACTGCCGGAGTGCCCTGGACAACCTTGATCTTAGCGCCGCGGACGGCTTTGGATCGGTCAACCTCGATGCATACGAGATCGATTCGATCCAGGGTTGCGTGAGAGCCGGTAATAGCGACCGTCTCATCGCCTGAGTTCTCAACCCATCTGTTGTTCAACCAAGCCTTACCTGCACCAACGTAGACGGACATACCGTTGTTGGTGGGTCGGACTCGGAACTTGTCCCCCACATTCGGGAAGACTCCCGGAGCGATGATGCCGTCGAAGAGCGAACCGAACTGGTCCGCATCATACGTACGGTCACCGTTCACCGAGTTGTAGAAACCACTAGAAATGGCCATACATTAATCCCTTTCTCGAGGAGCAATGACCTCTCCAGGGCCACCGCGAGTGAAGTCAATACGGAAGCCGTCACCATTCCACTTGGTACGAGACGACATTGAGATAGTGGGAACCCGAGAGAACCCACTACTAGACCATGACTCCGTCATCTCAGTCAGCTGACACTCAATTGGTTCTGCGTTGCTGCCCGAGGGGACGTAGTAGAAGATATCGCCGACGTCGAATCCAGTTCGATACTCGACATTAGAGAAGCTGTTGATCTTTCCCGAGATCATTTTGAGCGGTGTGTACTTCGGGAACATGGCGTCCAGAACCCAGAACGGATACCATACCTCACTCAGAGATGAAATATGCTTCTTCTGAAGTGGGGTGAGGGCTTTCCAGTCCTTGATTGAGTACGGCTTGTGGACCTGTGTGTTATCCCACAAGACCTCGCGTCTGGTGATCGGATTCTCAGACCGAAGCGTATGCGCTCGAGTATGGGTACTACCGTCTGCGATCCACTTCAGATCCACATCTCCGGAGTCCCAGACCTCATAGATCGTACTCTTCTTATCGACAATGGAGTCCACCGACTCGAAGTCGGAGAAGTTGTCGTTCTCCTGAGCGAGTGTGATCGTATTGATGAGATGCGGGGCAGTTACGTAACAGTGAATACCCTGGTTCTCGAGTTTGATCTTGTAGAAGAGAGAATATCCGTTCGGCTTGCACGCCGACAAGACGTTCTTGAACATCTCGGCGATGGGTGCTCGGTCATAGATGATCCACTTACCATCCTGGATCTTCTGCCCAGTGTCGTTGACGTAGGCCATCTGTGACACTCGAGTTTCTCGGTGGAAGTTGAAGTTGTCGATCCTACGAGCAGCTTCCGCATCCTTACCAAGATGCGCATGGGCCAGATTTTCTGCCGTCATTTGAGCATTGAACTGGCCATTATTGTCTGGCTCAATCCACTGCCTGTGAGGTAGAACTCTCCACTCAAACATCGACTCGAGAGAGCGCCCGGTATACTTGTGGAGGTAGACGCCATCATCCTCCTGCTTAACCGTGGCCGTCTCGATTACCATGGCGGTCGAGGTATCATCTCGAATAAACAGATTCCCAAGACTGTATTCGTACCCGGGTTGATCCGAGTAGAGCTGGAGCTCGAACTGGCCGTAGTCATATGCCCGCTCAGTCCAGTTGAGGGAGTAGAAGTTATTCGGAACCTCAATCCAAGAATTGTAGTTATGAAGGAACGCGAAGAACAGCTGCATTAGATCCCCCTATAAAGTGTATCGTATTCCATAGAGACGTTAACGTCATCAACGCCTCCAGCATACTGAAGGGCGATCGTGTTGATTCCCGGATGCATCTGAATCCAGGTACTACCCGGAGCTAGAACACCAGTGATATATGACTTCCTACCTCGAGCCTGGTGAGTAATAGACTTCTTACCGGGACGAGTATCCACGACAATACTCTCACCAGCATAGAAGTTTCCAGCTCGAGAGATGGACATTGTTTCGTTGAAAGTTGTGTTACTCAGGATAAGGTTACTAACCGTACCGAGGAACTCAACAGTAATAGTAACACCAGCCGGGTAGTCACCAAGGTATCGGATATCCTTACCCGAGGAGTTGGTCATGTCACCGAACTTGAGCTTGTGGTTGTCCTGTGAGAAGAACGGGAACTCGAAGGTGGGTGTGTTGTCATTGAAGCCCACGACCTTCTGAATCTGAGTAGCAGAGGACTTCCAGTACGGGTCTAGTCCAAGAAGGGAGACCTGGATCTCCTGCCGCTCAGAGAAGATGTTCGGCTCGACGGACTCGACGATGAAGTCGGAGTGCACGTTAAGCCAGTCGGTTGTCACACCGAGAGTAATGGTCTCCCCGACTCCGAAGTAGGAATATGTCTTGAGTCGGAGTTCCTGAATGTCGGTCCCCCAGGGGATCAGAGTCAGCACCACAGTACGAGTACCAACCCTGATCCCCTTAAGGAACGCTCCGTCCAGCAGGGCGAATCCATCAGTGCTGATGTCCGCCTTTACTGGCCCCAGACCAGTAATCTCCTTGACCGCGACCCCCGACTCGTAGGGGTTCGTGATGTCGATGGTTAGACGATCCCCCGACTTTGTCGTGGACGAGATCTCTGAGATCATAGTGTCAACTTGTCCTTTGCCATAGCAAGCTGAGTGTTGGTGTTGCGGTAGATAGTAGCCGCATCCAGCGCCTCAGGCGAGTTGTTGGTCTGGTTGAAGGTGATGTTTGTAACACCATTTTGACTATTCTTGTCAGAATTGTCAACTGCGATCGGAGCAGGAGGTCGAGCAGCATTAGCTGCCTGAGCTGTGACTCCGATGGCGGGCATGAAGTTGTTGATGCCCTTAGCCTGCTTCTGCATCTCGGTGAGGTCCAGAATAGGCTTGATTTCCGGCTTGAAGGATGGGTCGTCCTCGATGAGTTCGTTTACTCCGTCGAGCGCCTTTGACATAGCGTCGTAAGCTGCGCCAGCCATACTACCGCCGGCATCAGCAACACGATCACCAGTATCCTCGATACCTATAGCAAGACCCTCACCGACATATCCTCCAAGTTCCATCATCAGTCGGGAAGGAGAGTGGATCTTGAAGTAGCTCTTGACCTTGTTGTAGCCCTTCTTGGCTACGTTCAGCATAGACTCACCGAAGCTCCAGGCCTTGGATGCGAGACCGTTGGTCATACCGTCGACAATAGCCCAAGCAATCTCTCGACCAACCTTGTTGAAACGAGGAGCGTACTTGTTAATAGCATCGCGAACACCTTCAAGAAGCTTGAGGACCGTCCACATACCCTTGTCAATGATCTTCGGACCATTCCTAGCAATTCCATCAAGGAAGTTGAGGATGACGTTGGTGGCAGCGTCAATGACCTTGCCGATGTTGTCAGCAATTCCGTTCAGGAAGTTTGCCAGGATCGTGGCGCCCTTTTCGCCGAACTCGTAGGCATGGTTAGCCAGCTCAGTGAGCATCGCCTGGATCAGGATGAACAACGTTGCGACAATGCCAGGGATGTTGGCATTAATGGCATAGATGATCGCCCCTAGCAATGCTGCCATAGCAACTGCAAGCTCCGGAGCCTTAGAACCCAGGGTGATGATGAAGTTAGCGATAGCATTTGCGAAATCAATCGCCACCTGGGGCAGAATCGCTGCGAGCTGCTTCAGTCCCTCGGTCAAGACCAGGAATGCTGCTGCACCGGTAGTAGCACAGATACCCAGAACCGCCGCAAAGGCCGCCATACCGATCGAGATCGGGAGTAGGGCTAGGCCTAGTGCGAGTAGAGCTGCGGTGAGTACGATCATACCCACTGCGAAGTACTGAGCACCGGCTGCTGCAGCCACCAGGATCAGCATGCCACCAGCGAGAGCGATCAAACCGATAGCCAGCTGAGTCCAGGTGATTCCGGATAGGGTCTTCATTGCCGAGGCCAGAGCCAAGAACGCAATCGAGGCAATACCCAGCGCAATAGCGCCTGTCTTGAAAGCGTCTGCTGCTGCCATCGAGATGGCGAGGATAGCCAGACCCGCGGCTAGAGCAATCAGACCCTTAGCCAGAGTCATGATATCCATATTGCCGAGGATTGCAACTGCCCCTGTAAGAACCAATACCGCGGCAGACATAGCAATAATCGCAGCGGCACCTCGAGCATTGGCTCTTCCCGCAACGGCCATCGCCACTGACAGCTCGAGGATGATGACGCCTAGTGCAATAACGCCCTGGAGGAGCTTGCCAGTGTCCATCGTACCAAGCATCCAGATAGCCGCCACAAGGATGTTACAAGAGACAGCCAGCGATAGAAGAATCGCAGCGCCCTTACCCATGAAGGGATCCTTACTAACGACCATCATGAACCCAGACAGAATCGCCACAACCGCAGCGAGGGTTACGACCCCCTGGATAGCCTTACCGGTATCCATGGATCCAAGTGTGTATACTGCTAGAGACAGAATAACACAGGATGCAGCAAGAGCAAGAAGAATTCCAGCGCCCTTCTCGACCCCCTTGGTGGCAGCCATCTTGGTCATGAACTCCTGCATGGTCATCATCAGGATCTTCATAGCAGCAAGACCGACCACGGCGCCCTTGAGGTCCATTCCGGCAAGAATCCGGACAGCAGTTGCCATTAGGATCATAGCGGCACCCATAGCAATGAGCATAGCCACAATACGAACACTGTCATTCTTGAAGGCCACCATCTTAGTCATGGACTCAAGCATGTCATCCATCATCTTGAATAGGAACTTCAAGACCGCAAGAGTGACTAGTAGCTTTGGCGCAGGGACCAGAGACATCAGGATCAGCGCACCCGCAAGAACTCCGAGGGCAATAGCGATCGTTAGGAGAGCCTTAGCCTTAACCTTCTGCTCGAATGCCTCGAGGACTCCGCCGAGCTTATCGAAGACGTTACCGAGCTTGTCGGCAACATTTCCGATCTTGTCAAAGTTCTCCTTAAAGGAGTTGATCCATCGAGTAAAGGCGATAAGCACTCCTCCGCCAATGGCCCCGACAAGGATCTTGCCCATGTCATAAGACTTGAGGTTTGAGTTCGCTTGACTCATCGCGGTACCGATAGAGCCGAATGCGTTCTTTGCGCCCTCCTTCACCTTGGGGGCGAAGGTGTTAACGACAAAGTCCTTGAACTCGACGAACTTCTGCTTGATAGTGTCGAAGAGTTCCGGAAGGTGTACGGCTTGAGCGACCTGCTTAATGTCCTCAAACCACTTCTTGAGGAAGTTCTCCTTAGCGGCCTGACCAGTTTCCTTAGCAGCCTGGGCGGCGGCGGTTCCAACCTCGGAGACAGCACCAGCCGCCTCCTTAGCCTTAGCCTTGACCTCGCCGTGGCCATTAACCCAGTCGCGGAATGAGACCGCTACTTCCTTGACCTTACCACCGATGTCGGAGAAAGCCTTACCAAGGTGGTCCCAAACACTACTATTTTGAATAGTGTTCCACGTATCGACAAGTGCATCCTTCAGCTCAATGAGTTTCTCCTTGAGCCACTGGACTTTCTCAGAAATCTTGAGCTTGTTACCTAGTTCATCAAACTTGGCGCCCAACTTCGAGACAATCGCCTCGGAAGTGGTCATATTGCTGAGGTCGAAGCCCTTAAAGTACTCGGATAGAGCGGACTTACCGGAAGTAAGCTTAGCCTTCAGCTTGTCGCCGACGGTCTGGCCAAATTCGTGAAGCTTATTCTTGGCCTTGTCGATTCCGCTGTGGATAGAGTCCATAGCTGCGGAGAACTGCTGGCCGACAACCGAGTTCTTTAGAGCATCCTTGATGAGCCCGAACTTCGACGCTAGACTCTTCAGTCCGTTGGCAGCGCTAGTGACCTTTCCACCGAAGTCGAGCCACATAATAAAGTCATGGATCTTATCCACGACCCACTTAATAGCCTTACCAACGAGATCAATCGGTGGAAGAAGCAGCTTCAGTAGCTTTCCACCGAGGTCCAACTTGGTGAACCACTGATCGAACCAGTAGATCGCCTTGCCAATTACCTTCGTAATCTGGAATACGCCAGAGTTGATCCCTGTGAACGCTGGGAATAGTGCGCTGATAATGTGTGAGGCGACAGTGAATATGACTTGAGCTACCTCGCCGAGGATGGTGGCGAAGATATGGAAGATCGAGAACAGGCCTGTGAATGTCCACTCAAGCTTATCAGCAAAGTTATTTGTGATGATGAGCTTAGATGTGAAGTTCTCAAACGCCTTGGTGATGCGAACAAGACCTTCGGCACTAGCGTTCATGAATACTCGTCGGAAGGCGGTTCCGATCTGTCCGAGAACTTTGACAATGGCCCAGAAGATATTGGCCAGACCCTGAACAAGCGATGCCCGTCCTCCGAGATCCTTCCACATCTGGAGGAATCCGTTTCGCGCGTCAGCACTGGACTTAATAACGCCACCGAGCCAGTCGCCAATAGACGTGAATAGAACCGATGCCTCTTCAAAGTCACCGAATAGAATTTCGAATGTCTCTGCCCACCCAGAGCCGATAGCTTCCTTAGTGGTGTCAACTAGCTGACTAAACGTTCGAATCTTGGTGGCGGCGTCGAAGGCACCCTGAGCAAACTGCTTAAGTTTATGCGCCTGCTCCTCAGAGTAACCCATCTCAACGAGCTGAGCCTCAGAGAGGTCATTCGTTAGGGCAGTAAGGGTGGTCGTCATGACCTGGGCAGTAAGCCAGTCTTCCTTCAGGGATTCTCGGAAGTTCCCATCCTTAGCAATAGCCTCATCATAACCAGTACCCATCATTCGGGAGGTCTCGATAAGGGCATTCCTGAACGACTCACCACCCATACCTGCCTGGACTAGCGAGTTCCAGTCCTGAAGGTGGACTGCGCCAGCCGCGATAGCCTGAGAAAGCTGGGTGTATGCAGTGGCTGTCTGCTGGGCGGTTGAACCCGAGGCCGCTGCGAGGTTAGACAGACCCTTAATTGACGCCACGGATGTCTGAAGATCGACACCAGCTGCAGTGAACAGACCAATAGCGTGAGTCATGTCGCTGAAGCTGTATACCGTCTTATCGGCGTAGGTGTTCAGCTCGGCCAGAGAGGTCTTAACCTCACCGAGAGTGGTACCCTTCTCAACGGTGTTGGCCATAATGGTCTGAATGGCTCTCATTTTGAGCTCATACTCATTAAAGCCGTCTTTGATGGTTCCAATGAAGCCGGAGACCACACTTCGACCCGCGTTTAGTGCTGCGACACCGATTCCGCCGACTGCAGTTACGGCCAGACCCTGCATGACGGTCATATTCTTACCGATGTCGAGCGCCTTGGTGGCCAGATCGCCGAGGGTGGTGTTCTTAGCGATCTCTCCAATACGAGAAAGACCGTCTGCAGCACCCTGCATCTTCAAGGATTCCTTGAGGCGGTCCATACTAGACGCGGATTCCTTGATTGCGGACAGGAACTGCTTGTTGTTCATCTTGAGCGAGACTACCCGCTCGTCAATAGTTGCCACTACTTAGTGACCTCCTTCCAGGCCTTCTTCGCTATCTTGTCGAATACGGGCCTGATCGCGGGGTTGATGTAGTCTCGGCCGACGACATACCCGCCATTACGGGTACCGTGACCATATTGCAAGATGACGGCGATGTTTACGCCGTTGTTTACATGCGAGTTAGTCCAGGTTATCTTCCAGTTCTCTCCAGTTCTGGTGACTTCGTAGTTCCAGCTAGCTGCCGTCTCACCCGACCTGGAGGGGGTCGCCGCCTTGAGAGCAGAAACCCCCTCCTTGCCGAACTGATTCATGATCAGAGCCAGGTCTAACTTCGTCATTCTGTCAAACCAATTCCTGGTGAGTTTCCAGTCTCCCTGGCTCTCGATCGTAATCATGATTCTCCTAGACTAGAGATTCAGAGTAGATGTTGGCTACTCCTGAGACCATGCATCCGACAGCACCCTTGGCTAGAGCATCATCATACGCCTGCCTTGTCGGGCAGATGTGACCCCATACCGGTTTACCGAGGGCGGTGGTTCGGTTCCAAACTTCATCGCTGGCATCGAAGGACATACCGATGTAGTCCCATGGCTTGTGCCACTCGTTGATCCGGCCATCAGTTACCTGATCTGGATACGAGTATCCCCAGCACTTCCAACCATCCGCCTTCCACTGATTAGCCAGCCATCCGGCGTCGATGGAGAACTTCCAGATGATTCGACCGTGGGCATCAGAAGGGAAGAACTTCTTCAGCTCCTCCCACTGAACCGCGGAATACTTAGGATCGAGTACTGTAATGTGACTCGAGCCATATGCTGCGAAGTACTCCTCAACCGTCATGAAGGGCTCGCCAATGGTGGTGAACTTCTGGATCTCCGCCCATGTCATCTCGGTGACGGGTGTATTTGGAGCCGTCTTATCCACACGCTGGAGGGTGCGATCGTGGTTCAGGAACCAGACTCCATCCTTCGTCTTCTGACATGAGACCTCCAAAGCCCCTGCTCCGAACATCACGGCATTGGTGTATGCTCGAATCGAGGCCTCAGGCCAGCTGACGGATCCTCCTCGGTGGGCGATGAGGAACCCACGAGTGATCATCATCGTCCCGATGTCCTTATACCCTCGAGGAACGGCCTTCATAGTGGCCGGGCGCTCTTCTCCATTCTCGTAGATGAAGACGGGGTTGTCGAGCTTACCCTCGGTGATAGCGACACCAGGAACTACCTTCTGCTCTTCCTCGGGAACCTCGGGTAGGAGGTCGACCCAGGCGAAACCGAATGCGTTTGTCCCAGTCTTAACTGACTTGGTGATTCCAGCCTCAATGGAGGACCAGGACTCGGTGGTGGATGCTCCGCCAGTCGAGTAATGACGCTCTTCGGAAGGATCCTGCCAAGGTACGATCGGGGTCTTGTTGTTCCCGTGGTACTGGGCAGCCACCAGGTGGATTTGAGTCTGATCCTTGAATACTGGTGAACCAGCAGTCCATGGATTCAGATGAAAATCCTTAACGCCTCGAAGCAGGAAACAGAGCGCTCGCTCCCGGGCGGTTGAGGCTGTATCTCCATGAAGCTTTACGTTGTTAGCCTCAGTGGAGTTCGAGATTCGCTTAATAGCGACATACCCGGATCGACCGCTGATGTTCTTCTCATATGAAGAGCCCCATCCAACAGGAGGTCTAGCCGCGGTATTTCCGAACTGCGATGCGTAGAACACCACCACAACGTCGTCTACTCGAGCCTGCGGGAATGACATCAGACCCATTGACCCACCAACACCAAGCAGTGCCTGGGTAGCTACAACTTCGATCCCCGGTTTTGGTGTCTCGTAGATGTTGAAGTTATGGATCGTTATATCATTCGCCGTACTGGGGACAGCGATTGAGGGTGTCCAGAACGGATAGGCGTTGGTAGGAAGCTCGAACTCAAACAGGAGAGCAGCATTAGCACCACCGCGGATGTTCCAGGTGGTGATGAAGTCCTGTTTATCAGTCTTCTGCTTACCTGCCTGGAACCAGTTGGCTCGCATGGCGATCTGAGTATCTTGGTCCGCTGAGTACGTGATCTCAACAGTCCACTTGCGATCACCGACGGTATAGGCAGCACTCTCGAATGGGGTGGAGCTGGATCCCTTTCGGATCAGACGCCCGTCACCTATTCGAGCGCCATTACCTCCCCACCATGCACCAATTACTGGGAATACGCTAGCCATTACTTGGCCCGCCTAACGATCACCGTCCCAGACGGAGTCCCTGCTGGCACTGGATCATCTGGTCCGAGGACGATCATCTTCGGGACCTCGGGGATCTTGAGATTGTCGACCTTCAGCTTGAGCTTCAGGTATCCCTTGAGCCATGGGATAATCAGCTCACGGATCTCGGCGCCCGGAGGGTTCTCGTACGGGTTCCCAACTGGGTGCCACTGACCACCATTTTGAGGATCCTCAACAAGGAAGCCGTCGGTGACGTATAGGTGGCTGATCGCGAGGTTGTCCGCCTTGTCGAAGACCTTCTGGTAGTTCTCGGAGGTGACGGAGTGCACCACAGCCCACCATCGAGTGGACGGATAAGCCTTCATGTGGTCAGGAAGGATGGGCGATGTCGGATTCTCCTCGAGGAACTTAGCGGCCGTTCCCTCGAACATCATACAGACGTCGAAGTCGAGGTTACACACTTCCTGAGAGATGTTGGATCCGGTGTTGATGGCGATCACGAAGTCCAGTCCGTTCTCACGTCGGATCGTGTCGATCAGATCCTTGTACCAAGGAATACGGTCCTTACGGGAATCCCACCCGTTGATGACCTCGTCGAGGAAGACGCCCTGAACCAGGTCACCATACCAATGCTTAGCCCTCTTCAGCTGCTCAAGAATGTACTCCTTGGTGAACTTGGCTGCGTTAGGAATACCTCGGTTATCCTCGGCATCTGGATTGATCGCGGCTCCATACTGGGTCTTGATATAGAACAGAAGTTTCTTTGCTCCTGCGCCAAGAGCTAACTCGCCCTGCTTCTGGAAGTCTACCTCCTGAGCCTCCCAGTCACCGCTGTTGCGGTTAAGGATGACGTATCCGAGGTTGTCCCGGAACTTCAGCGTCTGAGCCCACTTGGAGAACTGACCAGGCTTTCCATCCTGGTAGTAGTCAGGCCAGTAGTAGGTCACCGGAGAGTAGTACCGAGCACCATTCTTGAATGGGTTCGTCTGTCGGAGTGCGTCTTCGACGTCAGCCTTCTCGCCGTAGGTCTTAGCTGCCTCATCCTTGGTGAGATACCTATCGAGCTGAGGAGTAACTGCATCCTGACCGGCGGGACCACGCTCTCCTGCAGGTCCGGGAGGTCCTTGGGGTCCAGGCGGTCCGGCGGGACCAGCCGCGCCATTATCACCCTTGAGTCCTGGTTGCCCATTTGCTCCAGCAGGACCAGCGGGTCCAGGAGGACCTTGGATACCTTGATCACCCTTGGGTCCGGGAGGACCAGCGGGACCCCTAGGGCCTTCTGGTCCAGGAACCGGAGTTCCTCCAGCGCCACCACCGGCGGGGCCCTGGGACGCCCCGGGAGCCCCACTGCCCCCAGCGCTG